CCCAACATTACCATTACCTCGCGTCGGAATGAAAAAATCAATATCATAAGAAACAAACAATTTTCCACATACACCCGCATCAGGTATATGATCTATCGCTAACACAAAAGCACCAGAATCGTAAAATGGCGATTCTGTTGCCACGGACAAAGGACCGGACCGAATAAGCAAATTCTTTTGCGTCTTCTGTCCGTTAAAACTCGTAACGAAGCGCTGCCAAACAGGCACATTCACAGCATTCTTACAATCCAACGCAACAGGCGCAGATTCAGGAGTTGGCTGATTGGGATCATACAACGGCACTCCTATTATAGCACCTGTTCGACTTGTGGCACAATTAGGCTCGTATTCAAAACGAATCCTACGAAAGCGATACTCCTTATAATTCACAGCAACTTGACCCAACCAAGGAAAAACTGACGTCAAACCTGGTTGCAACTGATAACGGAATGTATTCCAAGCGTTAGTCACAGTATTAGTAACTTCATGCACCATTTCACGATGTTTCACATTGAAAACTTTTCCTCCATTAATCCGAGGACCTCTCTGCTTAAAAGAAGCGGCTTTAGCAACAGGAACAGAACGCCTGCCCGTCACCACTAAACCACTTCTTCCACGCCCACGCCCTCGCTTACCACGCGAAGCAGAGCGTTTAGTTTCAACCTTAATTGTCACTTTTCGTCCGGCTTTACGGCTCCGTGACTGAGAACGAGAACGACTTCTTGACTTTTTCATCAAGAAATTAGAATTACTCTTTTATAGGGGAACTATTCTTACAGCGCTTGCCCCTCTCCCATTGTATAGAGACCGTACAAGTCAGAGTCTGTTAAATAACAACGATCAACCTCTGCCCATGTCGGATCATCTCTTGCACCCGGGGAAAGAAGTTCGTCCTTTCGCTCTCTCAACAGATAGAGAATATACTTATGAAAAATCTCTCGCAGACCTCTATCACACCAAGATGAAACTCGCAAAGCGCAAGCCTTCAAATAAGACCAACGCAAATGGCGCGAACATCTACTATTATACAACATAGTGCTTAACACTTTTTCTGGATCAGGAACAGGTAAATAAGTGCCGTCACCAATTTGTATTGTAGTATGACTAAGGAAAGATAAAGAGAAGACAGCGTGTGAACGCCACACCATTTGTCCCCTCTTCGTGTTCTCAGGTTTCATTGTCATCCCTAACGTATTCCACACTGCTGCACAGGTTTCAATATTGAACCACTCAACAACAGCATCTGAACAGGTCCATAACGAATCATCCCCACACAATAATGCCTCAACATTATCATGAAAGTATTCGTAATCATCTGGGCCACCAAGCTCAATCCACGCATACACAAACAAGCAGTAGTGTATCATCGTATTAACAACAATCGTCAGGGAACTACCACTTGGATTGCCTTGAGCTTTCTGGAATATATCACCATTAGGACAAATGACATAAGCGGCAACTATCAT